TCATCGCTGTTTACACGAATCTTAGTAGAGTTTCTATATTGAATAACTTTGTTTAAAAGTTTCTTATATTCTTTATTGATCAATCTAGCATTGTCTAGATTAGCTTCTAAGTCATCACGTACAGACTTAACTATTTCGATGCATTTGTTAATATCTTCTTTATGGAAAGACACAGTAGATGTATTGCCAACAAAGATATCTGGAGTTCTAGATAAGTCTTTAACTTCGATATCATCTGGATCAGCATCAATGATTTCAGCTTTAGCACGTTTGATGATTTTGCTTTGATTATTAGTAGTGATCTCTAATAACTTACGAGCATCTTCTTCAGATAACTCATAGAAGTTATCACCAAAGAAGTGTAAGATGCTAGTTAAGATATTCTTAGAGCATGGGATCTCATCATCCAATACGAACTGAGTTATCTCACGCTCCATAAGAATATCATTATTATTAAAGTCTTTTAGGTATTCATTGACTACATTGATTAGTCTAGAATCACCTTCATTATTAAGACGTTTAAGATTGTCATCTAATACATCTACATATTTTGCAGTATAGAATGCATTAAGACGAGTTAAAGTACCGAAGAATTGATCATATGCTTTTCTTGCAGTAACTTCAGAGTCACTTTCTAAGATATTACGATAGAAAGTTTGGTTTTCTTTTAAAGCCTTAGTCTTAAATGTATCAACTAACTTGACAACTTGAGGTAAAGTTGCAAAGGAAGTTTTAGCAACAAGGCTTGGAGTTTTAATTTTATCTAGTAGAACGCTATCAAAAGAGAAAGCTTTCATATTACCTTCCATTATATTACCTCCAAGGTAAAGTTAATAAAAATAAAGAGGAGAGAGATATTGAATCTCTCTCCTCAAAGGTTTTAAATCTTAGATATTGAAGTATGCTTCGAAATCATTGTGATCGAAAGCGGATTCATTATATTTAGGATTTGGTTTTGCTGTTACGATTTTACGGCAGATTGCACGTGCATCGGATTTAGCAGCTTTAACAGCTTTGATGTATCTAGAAGTGGAGAAGCTATAGAAGCTTGCAACTTTATTAGATACAGATTTGATTTTATCAATAGCTGCAGAGCGGTTACCTTCTCCAACTTTAGAAGCACCATCGATAGATGCTTTTTTAGAAGACTCGATACCTTTTTCGATAGCTTTAACAGCTTTATCTAATTTACCAGCATCGAATTTAACCATGTTGATGATTTTGTCAAGATTGCTCTTAACCCAAGCTTTGTTAACTTCTTCACGATCAGGATCTTCTTTTAATTTTTCTTTATCATCAGCTAATTTTTCTTCTAATTCTTCCATGATTTTACCGAATTCAGGGGCATCGCCGTTAGCAGCAGTAACAATTCGAGCTATATAATCATTAGCTAGTTTATTAGCTACGCCTACAGCACCTGTCACATCAATACCAGGTTCATCTTCGATAGAAGCTTTGCTACCGTGTAAACGATATTCGAAGTCTTCGCTCAAATAGCCAACGTTTTCTTTGATTTGTTTTTCGTATTTTTGTAAGAAGGATTTATCACCACGTACATAGGAAGATACCCATGCTACGAATTTATTCCAAACGGATTTAACCCAGTTTTTAACAAATTCCCAGATTTTGGAGATTTTACCTTTAATAGTTTCAAGCATGCCTTCAGTATAAACTACTTCAGCACCTTCACGAACTTGTGCTAATTCATAACGACCGATACCAGTCATGATAGCATTGTCCATTTCTTGGATAGTTTCACATGCTTCCATAGCAAGCATATCGAAATCTGTATAGTCATTAACTACAATACCAAGATCTTGGTAAGATTCTTGTACAGTAGATTCAGCGAAAAATGCCATTATAATTACCTCCGTAAAGTATATATTAATTATTCATGCATCAAAGCATCTGCTTCTACTGCAAGAAGATCAGTATCGATAGCACCTTCAGATTTAGGGCTATAAGCTACAGCTTTAGCGAATACACGACGAGCTTGAGCAGCACGTTTTTTAGCAATAGCAACACCACATTCAGCAACTACTACTTGAGCTTTAGCTACAGCGTTAGCAATTACTGTGATATTTTTAACTTCTTTTTTGTCTTTAGTAATATCAGCTACAGCTTTAGCTAATTTACCATCAACTTCTTTGAATTTCTTTTGAGCATCTTTGATTGCTGTAGAAGAAGTCAATTCAGCTACAACATCTTTAGCTACGGATGTATAAGCAACTTCTTCTTCATCTTTGAATGCAGCTTCAAGAATATTTTTCTTAGCTTCAGAGTGAGAAGAAGCATCATCTGCACCAGTATAGATTTTAGCGATTACATCAGAAGCATCAGATTCAGCGAAAGCATCCAAGCTACCAAGTTCGCCGATGCCTTTAGCACCATAAGCTGCACCAGTAGGAGCTTCCCATTTAACTTCTAATTTAGCTAAATCAGTTTTATCTTCAACAGATTTTTTGAATTTGTTATAGAATGCTTTATTGTCGCTCATTACACGAGCAGCAATTTTTGCATACCAACCATTGAAGAAAGCTTTTACTTTAGCCCAAACTTTTTTAACAAAGTTTACAACTTTAGTTTTAACAGTTTCCCAAGCACCTTCTTGGAAAGCTTCTACATCAGCACCTTCTTGAACAAGTGTGCATTCTTTAATATCAGAGCGTACACAATCAGCGAAAATTTCAGCTTCGAATTGAGTACATTCTAAAGCAATAATCCCAAGACCAGCTTCGCATTCGTAAACAGCGGAGTTTTCAAGGGTTACGTTGATATCTTCAGTATCATGACCACCGAAAAATGCCATAATTATTATCCTCCTTAAAAAGTTATACTTGATAGTATAAAAGGTTTTAATTAATTTTCAACCAAAATAGGTTAGATTTATTAAATTGTTACACGTATAGAGTTAAAGACTAATAGAAATTAGGCTATTATGATATTAATATCTAAGGCATTATTTTCTGTACCAATAGTATTAATATTTAAGAACTCAGGAATTCTACCAACGATAGATTCATCTTTACGATAAATGTGTTGATACCCTGGTCCATACCCATTGAAGTCTAAGAATTCAAAGTAAGTTACATTCTCTGCATACTTTTGAGTTATATATGTAACGATGTTAGGAATATGAATATCAGAGATTCTAGATTTATCTTCAATATACTTTCTAATATCATTCTTAATATATTCACTTAAGTATTTATCAGTAGTAGTTAAGAACTTAACCTTGAAGGTCATAGATAGGTTAACTCTATTTAATGGTACACCATCATTTACATAGAATAACTTAGATGGACCATAAGTGTTAAAGAACTTGATATCTATACCGAAGCTATCTTCTAGAACGTCTAGACAATCAAGAATATGAATACGTTTCTTTTCAAGATTATTAATAAAGTCTTGAATTCGTTCTTCCGTATTCACGTAGTCATAAGAGATAACTGGTACACGATCTATAATATAAGAGATTTGACCGTTATCTTGTTTTTTGACTTTAATATGAGACTCAATCAAGTCAGAGTAATTATATAAGAAGTCAATACCATACTTAACTGTGTATTCATTAGTTAAACTATAGCCTTCTAAGAAATTAGCTGTAAAGATATGATCTGATTTATGAAGACCTGCATTGTAACCGAATACATCTTTGGCAAATACGAATATTTTCATATGCATATTATTAGCCATATAGCCAGGACTCAATCTAGTTGCATTACCAACTTCATAGACATTATTGATCTTAAGTTTGATATTCTTATCAATCTTATTATCAGTATTAAGCTTGAACTTATAATCCATTACATAAGTATTTTGATCGTAGTTTACAAATTCAGCTTCAGCCCATCTGTAAGGAACTTGATACTTTTCATCAGTATAGAATACTGCTAAGACTTTAACATCTACACCAGTAATCTTTTCTGGATCATATGGATCATCCTTGTGGACTAGACCAATATCGGATTGAATATTTTGCATGATAGAAATATCACCAAAGTATGTATCACGATCAGTCAAGTAATGTCTGTACCAATTCATTTTAGTAGCAATGAACTGTACTTTGGAGTCTTGGTTTACATAAGTAAATTCAAGTAACTTGTTTACATCCATGATATTCATATAATAAGATACATATAGAGGTTTCTTATTAACGATACACATGAATGGATTCATATATAAGAACTCATTCTTTCTCGCAGCATTAAGTTCATCTTCAGAAGCCTGATATGCTATAGATGCATTTGTAGTACCATCGTATTTGATGACATTACCAGCAGTCAAGATATAGTTTGAATCAGAGATATTATCAAAGTCACGTCTAATAGCTTCAATAGGAATAGTATTAGTCGGAATGATATTTGTAGGAGAATCCATTAATACGAATGCATAATACAAACGAGCTAATGGGTTATCCATCTTCTTGAAGAAGAATAACTTATTGTCGTCATCATCAATAGTATTGAAGTAGTTATTAATATCAGTACTATTGGTAACACTACCACGAGCTAAAGCTTCCTTAGGGATTAATCTTTTTAAGTCAGCAATAGATTTTTTATCAATACCGTATTGAGAATCCGATGTAGGAATAACTAATAAGTTAAGTCTATCGTAATTCATCTTATCAGATTTGACTCTGAAGTAAATACTATCCTTATAGGAGATATTACCATTAGCACCCTGACAAGTATATAGATTTACAGTAACTTCAGTATTAGCTGTAGGTAAGTATGATGTGTTATCAAACATAACTCGAATAGTAGAAGAGTCAATATAAGTATAGTTACAGAAGTTAGATACACCATCAGTATTCAAACCATTATAAACTGGTTTGAGTTTTCTTGTTGGTTGATCATATTCTTTGACATCTACATCAAAACCAGCTAATTGATTATCGAATTCAAATTGTAGCATTTTGGATTCTAATGGATTATTGGTAATGATAGTTTTATGATATGTCATATACTCGTACTGACGTAAATCTACTAAAAGCATAACTACATTACGACCATCAATCTTAGATCTAACTGTAGGCTTTAAGTATGGATCAACATCATTAGAGTTCCTAGTTATAATAGGGTTATTTTGAGTAGTGTCATACATACCCGTATAGATATATTCCCCAGTAGGCAACTCAATACGTTTGATAATTAAGTCATATGGTAAGTGGAATTCATAATCACCTACCATGATTTTTATATCACGATCAAATCTGAATGTATCAGAGATCGTATTCAATACAAGTTCATCTTCATAGAAGACAAACATTGCTTGCATAGTTGCAGGCTCAGCAAAAATCTTATTAATACCGAGCATTAAAGCATGAGAAATTACATTCTTCTCAAACTTAGCTTTAATAGGGATAGCCTCATTAGAATACTCAGCTGCCATAGTAACAGCATTTTGTAAAGCATTAGAGTTTACATCCCCTAGATAGCCAAAGATACCCATAGAGAGGGTTATTTCATCTTCATCTACATATCTTTTCTTAATATTTTCAATATATTGATGTATATCATATATATTGGCATTAAGTAAAGTATCATTTTGAACTGTATTTAAGACAGTCTCCTGATAAGATCGGAGAGTCTTGTTTACTGATACCGCATCAGATGCCATTTAATTATCCCTCCCATTTGAGTTTATAGAAACCTTTGTTAGGTAGAGTTTCATTATAACCATAGTTTAATTCATATTTAGGGTCTTGGAAGTAAGTGAACTTACTAGTTGGCTCAGCAGCCTTAGCTTTCTGAGTTTCATTATATGCAGTTTGAATATTGTTACTAACAGTGGATACTGTATCATAAGCACTATTAATTGCACCTTTAGCACGACCAAATACATTCTTTGGAGTTTGAGCACCAATACCACCAACCATGCGGTTTTGAGCATCACCACTCGTTCCTGTAGTGGCATTTACAGCATTACCTGCAGTACCACCCTGATAAAGCATAGATGGAGGTAATGCAATATAAGGTCTTTGCATAAACTCACCACTCCAACCATTGAATTCATCAAGATATCCACCTAGCTTTGCATCACCAGCTGGAATCTTCTTAGCAACTTCATTGAAGTCTAGAATTATATTAGGATCCATATCTTCTACATAAGATGCTTTGAAGTTAATAGTAAACTTCACATTACCATCTGCAGGAAGATCAGAGAATGTACTCCTTGGTACATTCTTAGGGTATACTCCAATAAACTTAGAGTAATGTATAATAGATTCACCATCTTCTCCGACTATGAATTTATACATAGCCATTTGATCATGAATGATTTTACCATTAAGATAGTTATCATCAACAAAGTCAACTAGACCATAGTGTTTCATACGTTCATATTCATCAAACAGTCTGAACCACATATATACTTCTAGATACTTTGTATCTTCAAATTCAACGGAGAATTCATGATTTTCATCTGATTCATATGAAGTGCCACGATAGAATAAAGAAGATCCTAAGATATTCTTAGATGTCTCATAGTCACTAGCTGTATTGATATCTGGTAAATCTACATTAGATCTCTTATAGTTAGATAGGAGATTAACAAAAGGTCTACCACAAGCTGAGTAGCTTAGACTTTGTAATACATCATTATATCTTTTAAATGCTTCAACCATTAAGGCATTATTAGCAATAGATGGATTCAATGTAGGTCCTTTGAATAACTGTAAATCTGGTGTAGTAAAGAATATAAATTCTCTGGTGGCACCCATCCAGTTATTAGGATCTAATCTTTCATATCTAGCAAACTTTTGATATTTCTCTATCTGGCTTACTCGTCCAGGACCAATACCAAGACCATTTGCTTTTACATATTTTAACAGACCAGCTGTTGATTCATCAAACTCTGGTCTAGTAGTCTGATCAAGTAAACTTGGTTTAGCAACTATATTATCAAGGCTATTACCAACACTGTTAATAGCTCCAGCAGTATCATTACCTATTTTAGTAATAGCACCACCGACTTGCCCAACAGTATTGATATATATTGTATTCTTTACTGAACTGACTGTATCAGAAGCAGCATTCTTACCTTTATCTATGACATTTCCAACCGCACCAGTAACACCTGAGGCTGCATTATCTATAGCGGTTCCGATAAGGGATTTATCATCTGCCATTGCATATATTCCCCCTTTCTTATTTAATTTAATCTTATGTTAAAATGGCTAACTTCTATCGTAATTGTATATTATTATAGTGAAATAGGATAAAGCATATAGATATACACTCTTATATCACAGCTTTCAGTTATTTGTTTTACTATACTTTTTAAAGCGAGGCTGATGATTATGAGAGATTATATCGAAGACATTTTAGATGGTGAGTTACCTAAATTAGAAGAAGCTAAATATTCATGTAACGTTTATACTATAGCAATTGAGTCTGATGATGAATCAATCAACCTTGAGCTTGTTAAAGTAGATGATTATAATGAAGTAGTAGAGCTTTATAACTCACTAATCGATGACCTTATTGAACGAGGTCAAACTAACAACTATTCTCATACCCTCAAATGTATGAATAAAAGATTTTTCAAAATTTAATGAGAAAAATCTATATGCTTTATTTTTTTTCTTATTTACCCATTTTAACATAAGATTAAAGTCATATATGATACTATAAGGAGGTACTTTAAATGATCCTTAAGGATTTAATTACAGACGTTTTAGACGTTGCTGATAATTCTGAAATTGGTAAATTTATTTCCAAGAAGAATCCATCTATCAAGTCTATTACTCGAGCAAATAAAGATTTGACTATGACATTTCCTGTCATGGTTTCTAATACTGTAGATCCAGCATCTGCACAATTAGTTTCTAGAGCATTAGAGCGTAAGTTTGTTACTTTGACTCAAATGCTATTATCTGCTATTTCCATTACATCTTCTAAAGATGCTATTGATCATCTTAAAAACGTTCACTCTAATCTAGATTTATCTAGCTTATTTGATGTTGATGATTATCTTGCGGTTAGCCAAGAAGCTACTGCTAATCATATCTTTGATGCAGATGAAATTAAAGCTGTGTATGAATCATTTAGACAAGAACGTTTACATGCTAAACCAATCAATCATCTATGTGAATCATTAATGGATGATATGATGGCTCGTATGCGTCAAGATCCAAAATTTAATGCAAACGTTGCTGATGCAAGATTTAATAATCTTAGTGATGACGATAAAGCTAGAGCAGTAAATCTTTTGAATACAGATACGGCTACTCGAAATAGAGATTTAACTCGTCAAAATAGAAGTCTAACTCAACAGCTTAATGATATTGAGCGCAATGAAGGTAGAATGAGAAGAAATTTCGCAAGAACTCAATCTCAATCTAATAGACGTATTAATGATTTACGCCAAAGTAATGATAATCTTCAAGCACGCTTAGATGATATCCGTAATAATACTAGAGCTGGTTTAACCAAATTAGCTAAAGATCAAGACTATAAGAAAGCTAATGAATTGCAACCTACATTATTACAAATTCAATTCATTAGTACTAATGATAATAATGACCCTATCACTGTAGATGCTTATGTTGGTATTAAGACTAAAATCTACTGTGTAGATTCTGCTGATATTGCTAACCATATCGTGTCTAAACGTAGCTACAACTTCAGCCTGTATAACTTAATCAAAGCTACAAGTGGTGAAATTGAATTCTGGAGAGATTTCGTATTCGCTATTAAGAAAGCTAAGATTGATGCAGTATCTAATACACACCGTGGTTCTTCTTCCAAACTTTGGAAAGTATTAGAACGTCGTGCATTGGCATCTAAAATCAATCGTTTCATGTCTGCTCGTAATGATGCAACAGCTATCACTACTTTGATGATGTCTGCTTATGATGTAGAAATGCTTCGTAAGATGGAAGACATCGATATCTCTGACTCTCGTGTAGCTCGTAAGCTAATGGATGACTATAACTTAGTTGGTATCGTTATCGTTGATGACTCCACTGAGTCTGCTAAAATCATCTTCGATACAGGTGATGATGAGTATGAACCATACACATTCAAAACTTTGAAACGTGATGATAAAATGGACTATAAACAAATGATTCAATTACTAGCTGGAGGTAAATAGTAATGCAAAAGTATGTATTAAAAGAATTCGTTGAAGCCAGCAAGTTAATGGATCTTACTGACAAAGAAACCTATATCACTGTCGGTGTAGTTAATGAAGCTGAACAACGTGAAGTCTTGTTAGGTGTAACTAATAAACTTTATGAAAAGATTGAAGCTAAAGTAACTGATGTTGACTTTGGCACAATTCCTCAATCTAAAGGCGACTTCCTTAAGATTGATAATATTGATATGGTAACTGAAGCTATTAGTGATATGAAGAAAATCTATCAAGAATACAAACAACCTCTTACTTATATCAATATCTTAACTGATGCAATCAATAACTTGGTTGAATTGAAAAATGAATTCCAACGTTGTTATGCATCCAATACTAGCTTAGGTATTGTATTATACAATACAACTGCTATGTCTGTAATCAGTGGTGTATCTTTACTTATCGCTTCCACTATCGACTTCATCGTAGATCCTAAAACAAAATCTATTGAAGTATCTGTAGACCGTGTAGGCGTATCTAGAAGTAAAGAACTTCTTCAATTACAAACTCTAGCTGAATTCAATAACCTTTGCAAAGGTAACAAACTTAAAAAGGTATTGAATGATCTAATTAAAGTAAGTGCTAAGAACTTAGCTGGTACATCTGTATTAGCAGTTATCGGTGTAAGTATTGGTCTTATCTTTACTATCGTTCCGATCATGCGTGAATTGATCTATTACTTCTACTATTGTAGAGCAAGTGTAGCTGAGTACTTTGAAACTCAAATTGCAATGTTGTCTTTAAATGCTGCACGATTAGAGACAGCTGGTGACCCTAAAACAGCAAACGAACAACGTAAATATGTAGATCGTTTCCGTAAGATTGCTGACTATCTCGCAGTTGATGCAAAAGAAGCTTCCAATAAAGCTGAAGCAAATGTAAAACAAGACGAAAAAGAAAAATATAAAATCGACGATGTAACTGAAAGTCTTCCAGACTCCGCTGCATCTTCTTTATTCTAATGAAAGGAGCATAGAAAAGATGCATTTTTCTAGAAAACAAATTAGAGAGTCTAATACCTTGAAGATGGTAAAACAAGCTGAAAAGGCTACTCTCGAAAAACAACTAAACGAGTCTAAGACTATTATTCCTGAAGTGGGACGTGTTGCTATGAATGAAAGTTCTTTAGCTCGCTCTAAACGTTCTTTGAATCTTCGTATGGCTGCTAAAGCTATGATTAAAGAACACTTCTTAACTGAAGCTATTAAATATATCTACAACGAATGTATGATTCCTGATCTTCAAAAAGAATCTACTAATATCATTCGTGATACAGTAATCCGTGGATTCATTAAAGAGAATGGTGTTGAAAATATCATTCGTACTTTCAATACTAAATCTTTATTCTTAGCTGACATTGCTAAAGCAGTCAAAGAAGCTACAGATGATGTAGTTAAAGCTAATGAAGATAAACTTAAGAATCCTGACACTAAAGTAGATGATATCACTGTAGATCCAGAATATCAAGATTCTTTCATTGATAAAATGGGTCAACAAAAAGAAGAAATCGAAGATGTTGGTGCTATGGTACAATCTCACGTTGCTAATAATGTAGAAGACTTCATTGCTTCCAATGTTGAAGATAAACAACAAATCAAAGAGATTCTTGATGAAGTAAAAGAAAAAGTAGCTAATATTAAAGCTGCAAATGCTGACGTAGCAGAGGACATCAAGGAGTCTATGATTATCGGCGCTAAGCGAAAAATCTATAACGTAAAGAGTGCTAAGAAGAGCATTCTAGAAGCTATGGTTAAACACTTAGCTAAACGTGTAATTGCAGAGAACCATACAGAATTCTTAACTGAATCTAAAACTATCAATACTGATAAGATTGTAGAAACAGCAGAATGTATGTTGACTATGCTAGTACTCTCTGAAGCACTAGGATTCAAATTGAATGAACAAGAAGTTCGTGCAATGTACAAATAAAAAATAAAAAAAATAATAGTTCCCCATCTGGTTTAACCAGATGGGGATTATTCATTTAGTTTTTTATTATTAATCATATACCTCCTTTCTTATTGATGAAGATGTATACCATCATCTAGATGGACTCCTAGCACATCTTCTTCATCAAATAATTGACCACAATCTACTGCTAAATCTAATTCTTCGTATAACATATTTTCACCTCATAATTAATACTAACACACTAAATGATATACTAAGATTACTCTTCTTCTTCTGTTTCCTCCTCTTCTAACTTATCCATTACTGCTACGAGTACAGCTACTGCTGCATCTATTTCTAATTGTGTAGGCATATTGTCACCTCCTAACTAAATAACTATATCATATATTCACCTTAATAATATACAGTTATAGAATGCTAGAATTACAAAAAAATAAATACCCCATAGGACTCGCGATCCTATGGGGATATTTAATGTGACGTATTATTAGATTGGTTTAAGGAACTTATGCGTCTTAGATTAGACTTATTAAAGTGTTGTCTCCAATACGATAAACAGTATGGAAAAGTTCAATGTTATCCATTAAGAATTTATACTGTTGTGCAGTTAAGGTCTCTAAGATAGCATCCTTATCAGAGGTGTATTGTGTGCGTATGCTAGATAAGAATACTTCATCATTACTAAGATTACCTTTTTGCCAAGCATATCTTCCTTCTTCACAGAAGGCAAATCCTGGGAATGCTTTAACATAGTTAGCATCCCAATAGGATGCATTTAACATTTTTCTTTTGATATCATAAAATGTATCAAGCTGTTTATGATTGTAAGACATTGTGATCACCTAAATAAGATCTTCAGGATCATAGAAATCCTGAGTATCTTCCTTTTCTTCTTTTTCAGATACAGGGATGTCAAGTTCGACACCACGTTTTTCCATGATTTCCTTGATTTTTTGATTATCACCATATCCCTTTTCTAATAGGATATGAGTCAAATCATGTGGACCTTGCTCCGTTAGGAAAGAGAAACCTTTATTAGGTTGCATAGTTCCATCGGATTGAACTACCCACTTACGTAGTTCAATTTTATAAGCTCTGTCATTCCAGCTCATTTCAGAAATCTTTAGAATAGAGTTACCTCTTTCATCAAAGACTTCATCAATACCATCTGGGTTGATATTAAATTTGAATTCCATAGATCCTCCAAAAAATAATAATAGACTGGGGAAGTTAATCCCCAGTCATATTAGAATCAATTATTTTTGTGGACGGAATAAACCATCGGATACAACTTGACGGCTTACATATTTCTTAAGCAAGCGTTTAGTTACATCAGGATGTAATTGTTTGATTTCAAGAAGACGACCAGAATAGCTATTAGTATTTACTGGAGCACCAGGAATTACTACATAGTCATATTGGTTACCATAGATGAAACCAAGAATAGATTCAATTGTAGCACCATATACTACCAAGTTACTGTTACCAGAACCATCAGAAGCATATGCATAAGTTACACATTGAGTACGGAATTTGTCATGGTTTTCATTATCTTTACCGAAGTCAATGATTGTATCTTTCAAGATATCAATTGCTTCATTAGTAAGACGGAAGCCCATAACTGTTTCAGATACAGTACCGTTTTTAACTAATTGACGGATGTTAGAAGTACCATTGAATTTAGCAACCATTTCAAGTTCTTTAGTTGCTGCATTTTGACCAATAGATTCTAAACCGATTTGTTCAATAGCTTTCAAACGAGTATCGTGTTCATTATCAGAACCATTGAATGCAAATACCAATGCAATACCGATTTGTGGGCTGTTAGTGAATACCATATCACGGCAGCCTACATAGTCTGCAAAGATGTTACCAAGACGATTTGTGAGAAGTTCACATAATTCGCTTGTAGCGATTGTTTTTGTTTTGTAATCGCTTTCGAATGCTTCAGGAGTAACTTTAAGTTCAATGCGTTTTGCATTACCTTTATCGTTACCTTCTTTGTCTCGACGAGTTTCACGAGAAGCACGTTGAAGTACTTCACCTAAAGATTGGAATCCATTGTCGACTTGTGGAATTCCGTTAATCAATTGATTTGACATAGCTATGTCCTCCTTTAAAATATAAAAGAAATTATTCTACTGTTAGGATCATAGTAAATATTAATCACCTAACTTCACCATTATAATATATCAATATATCTAAGTTTAGAAGACATGTAATCCAGGAAGGTCATCCATGCCTACATATTTAACTATAAAGGTTCGATCATTCTTATCTTGGATAAAGAAGAAGTTACCTCTAGCCTTATATAGTAAGATATCATGATAATATTCAACGATGTTATAATCTACTATACGATCTTGTACTATAGCTTCAAGAGCAAATAAGTCACCAGGTCGTAATTGAGCACCGTCTTTAACTTCAAATAATACATTGATTACCCTGAAGTTATAATGGAACCAGTACATGAATAGAATATTTTGTAGTGCTATCTTAATAGCTTGATCTGTATCATCATATTCTAATTCACGACTATCACAGATGGAAATAAGAGTGTCATAAATACGAGAGTCTAACTTGACAAATGATACAATATTCTTGAGTGGATCATTTAGATATAAGTCTACACTAAAAGCATAGTCTTTGCTTGCAATGTCATACATCATAAGATCATAAGCTCTCTTATATTGTCTCATAGAACTGTCGTTATCAAACTCACCTTTACATACATACTTACCAAACTTCTTCTTAGGATCTGGATTATCTATATTAATCCGACTAGCAAAGTATGGATAGTTGTTTGCTTCATATGGGCAATAGATATTGATACACAATTCCTTTTCCCCATTCTTTAGAGTACATACTTCGAAAAACATCTTACAATGTATCTCTAAGGGCATATACTCGTCATTATTGAATTTATCAATCAATAACTTATCTCCTATTACAGGAGTAACCTTATAGAAGTCTTTGTCTTTTCTAGATACTATTCTATATAGTTCAGTAATCTGACCAAATTTATCTTTCTTACAAAGCTTCTGTCCGACATTATACATTTTTATATTCACCTCCTTATTCATAGTTATAATATATGAGCGAATAGTATTATAAGAGTCCTACTTATCTAGTAAGTAGGACTCATTATATTATAATACTTGCATAGCTATCTTAGCATATTTACCAGCATGTTTTAGTGTAGGTGCTGTAATAACAAAGGAGTCATCACAAAACTCGCTACGTTGATAATAGTTAGAGAAGTTGAATTGTCTATCATTCTTAAGTACTACTTTGAGATACTTATGGAAGTCATTCAATACTCTAGCTCTAATCTTAACTAGCTCTTTATCTTTCTTAGTACGATCTTGTTTAGTAAGATCTTCCGTAATCTTAAGGTTTAGATAATACATCTTAGCTAGTTCATATTTCATTGCTTCAATATTCTTAGATCTATCATACTCCATGAGTAATCTATGAGATTCCATATATGTAGCTTGATAGTTCTTATTCTTTAAGAAGTTTTTAACGAATAAGTTGCCTTTATTATCGAACTCAAAGCCAATACCTTTTTCTTGTAATAGCTTAGCAGTCATACTTCTATGATATAAAGCATTAGCTCGATTACAAGCTCTATTCATATTAATAGGATTGAATTCCATATAAGGATTCCAACCGAATTCCAATAAAGCTTGTTTATATTCATCAGATTGAGTTCTAGCATACTCTAGACTTAAGTATCTTACATTAGACATCCAATCTAGAATAACTTTCTTGTCATAAGATTTACCTTCATAGATATTCTTATAATCCTTCAACCATTTATCAGCTTTAGATTTCCATTTATCTGGAATAGAACCAAATGTACTATTACGTTTGAATACCTCAATCTCATGAGGGATATAGAATGGTGTAGTATTTGGTAAGTTTCTAACTGGCTGTGCATCTTCCATAGCAGATTCTACCATAGGGAAGTAATAGTAGTCATCAAATCCCTTATTAGTAAATACACTCTTTAGGAAGTTATACATAGTTTCATTATTACAACCAAATGCTTCCATTAATCTCATATCAGAGATACGGATTAATGAGATATCCATAGATTGTAAGTTATTCCATTGAGCATCTAATTCTTCTTCACTATCACAAGGTAAGATAACAAAGATACCAGAGTTTAAAGACCAAGCCTGAAGATATTCAATCTCACGTTTCTTACCACGGAGTTCAATACCATAATCTCTAGCTCTATCTAAATCAGATAATTGTAAACCAGATTCACTTAAAGCCAAATCATCATAAGGGATCTCAGAGTTAAGATATTTAGATCGTAATTCTTTGAATCTTTCACTATTAGATTTACCATAGATCTCTATAGACATATCATCACTATGACGTTTCATATCAGCAGTAAGACTATTATAATCATTCCAGTCATCCATTAATTGCTCTTCAGATGTATACTTGTCATCAAGTACTTTATACATACCAGAGTCATTAATTTCTTTAACCTTCTTGTTATTAGTATCTTGAGTATCATCTTCATTAGATAGAATCTCTTTAGCTTTAACAAAAGCTGGAGCCTCAATCTCTAGAATAGTATCATAAGATTTAGATCTTACACCAGATTCTAAGTCAATAGCAAAGTATCCATTATGATCTTCCATGATCATAGTACCTTCAGGGAATTCTTTTAGCTTAGACTTAGCTGTATTAACTTCTAGAATATCACATAAAGGCATAGCCGTATTATATAACTCAGATTCAATAGAATAGATAGTATTCATCAAGGCTAACTTGTTTTCTCTATCTAAGTCAGCTTCAATAAAGTCATCATCATATTCTAATTGGTCTCTAGATAGCATCACTTTACCAGTAATCTCTTCATATAGATTGATTGCATTCTCCCAAGTGACTCTATCTCGTTTATGTCTATAAGACTTATAGAATTTATCTTGTAAGAATGGTTCTTTGTCTACAATCTCAGTCTCTTCATTATCAGATTTAACTCTTAGCTTAGTAGACTTCTTATCATCAACTACACCAAAGCCATCTTTTTCTCCACTGAAAGAGTGTTTATGTGGAGTATATTGGACTAGCATATTACCATCCATAGCCCCTACAATACCACCTATAGCACCAACACCCATATGCTCTCTAGCAGCATATTCTTTTAAGTCAGATAGACGTCTAATGATATCATATTCTTGAGGAACTTTCTTAGCAGCATAAGTCTTGTATATAGATATTGCCATAGTACCAAAATACATAGTAGCATAACTAACTAAATTATGATATTGCTCTACTAAGTAAGAGTATAATGATCTATCTAAGATAAAGATAGTTTTATTTTCTCCTCCACGAGCAAAGAAGAAATATCTAATCATCTTAACTATTTCAGCATATACTTCATCAATAGTCATATTTAGATTTAGATCTTCAGTATTGACATTAGGGAATATATCTTTACGATCTACGTTAGGGTATACATTAGAGAAATACTGATCGACCATCTTCTCTGTAATATCATCTGCATCTATATTATCCACAAATGTATTATAGAATAAGTAGTTAAGTATCTTATTTAGATCAATATACTTAATATTATCTGGATATGATTCAGGTAATACACTTTTAATGCGTGCAATATTAGACGCATCCACTGCAAAGATATATTTACCTTTATCAGTATCTTCTTCAAATTCTTCCATATTAGATAAAACAAATCCACCGTCATCATATACAGCAGATTCATTGATTCTAATAACTTTATTATCCGTATTAGGTTCATTAATCTCTTGGTCTTTGAGTAATGCTAATACTTCCATAAGTTGGACAAACTTATTATCTACTAATCTTAGATAGTTATATTCACCAAGCTTAATAAGCTCAGCTTCTTTACTAACTTGCTTAGCACGATATTCATCCATTTGACGATTGTTAGGATTATCCCCACCGTCCTTAACTTCGATAATCAAATTATAAGGAACGTAGTAAATATCCGTAATCCATTGTCTAGAATTACCATATTGGTCAGTATAATCAATTACAGGACCAGGCATAATAATATCTTTAGAGCTACAGTGTAAAACTTTATCCATAAACTCTATAGCTTTATGCTCATAAGATCCAGTATAAGTAAACTTAGTACCATCACTATATACATAAGTACCACTAATGTTACGATTAGCTAACATCTTAGCTTGATGTGCAGCATCATCTAGTAGAGATACTTTACCATGTACTCTAATCATATTCTTTTTAAACTTAGCTCTCATTTCCTCTTTACATCTAGGATTAGAGCAAAGTCTATGGTATTTACCAGTCTTTTCATTCCAGTCTGTCTTATTACCACATACGATACATTTACCAGAGCCTGGGTGAGTTTTATCATATAAGAATTGCTCGGCAGAAATATCACCGATGATATCTTCATGATCTTTTTCTATGTGTCTGATTAACTTGTCTTTGAAATCTTTACGTCGACATAATGGACAAGCTATTCTTCGTTCAGTTGCCATTGTATCCTCCTTAAGAACTAAGTAGTAATATATTAATATGAAAGGAGAATTTATCGTGGCTGATGATATTACTTTCATAACTGCCAAGACTAAAGAACTTCCAACCCTATTAAAGGAATACTCTTTATCTACTGACAGTTACAAAACTCCACTTACATATAAGAACTTTAATGCTGTTGGTACTCTAATTATGCGATTAATGCTATTAGAGCCTGGCACAATAACTCATAGTCCAGAAATGGGTTTAGGGTTAATTAGTAAATATAGGTATATGCAGTCTGATAGAGCTATTGAGCTAAGTCAGGCTATTAAAGATCAAATAAAAGACTATCTTGATAATACTATAGCAGTTGAAGTTAATATAGGCTTCTCTAATAATGGGGAGAATATAATGATTATCGATATGACTGTAGATCAATTCCAATGTTTAGGAGGAACCATGTCTGAAAAAGTAAATCTAGCAGACCTCATGAAAGAGAAGTTGGAAGAAGAAAAAGCTTCCACAGAAGTTACACCAGTAGAAGAAGAAGAAAAAACTGAACCTGCTGTTGTAGAAGAACAACCTAAAACAGAAGCTGAACCTCAACCTACAGCTCCTGTTGCACCTACATTTGATGCGGATTCTTTACAATCTGCTGATATTAGTGCAATCGTCCCTTCTGGCAAAGAAGATAAAACACAAGAAGCACGTGATGGCTTAATGGAAGAATTAGAAAATGGTATCTCTGATGCTATTGAACGCCGTTTCCGTCCAGCTCTAAAAGAAATCCACGAAATGCGTCGTGAATACGAAGACCTTAAAGCTATGGGTGAAGAAAATCCTCAAGTAGCATCTAAATACGATCCTACATTGGATTTGAATCCAGAGCTTTCTGATGAAGATCGTGCAGCTATTCGTCGTGATGAAGCTGAACACGTTATGTCTGATGAAGAAATCAAAGCTTCCACGAGTATCAATACTCTTCTTCCTGAAGATGATATTGAACGTGAATTTGAAGCATATGAAGCTGCAGCAGAAAATGCTGTATCTAATGTAACTACATCTGCTACTACAACACCTTCTGTAAGTGTAGAAACTATTGATGTATCTGATGCTGCAGTACCAGCTGTAGAAGTAGTAGAAGCTACTGATGATGAAGACGAATTGCTTTATGATGATGAACTCTTAGAAGATCTTGGTCTTGATGAAGATAAAGAAGAAGCTGAACGTGCTAAGTTAGAAAAACAACAGCAACGTAATATGGAAGAGTTTGCTCGTGTACTCCGTCAACAATTAAACGAAGTAGGTGAACGTAAACCTGATATTAGTAAATTCCGTGTACGTAAACGCCCTGTTGCATTCACTAAAGTACTTTCTAAACCAGTTGAAAAGAAATACTTCGAATGGGGTTTATTTGCTACTGGCGTATCCATCTCTATGACTCCACTATCTGCAATCGAAATGGATGAAATCAATCCATATGCTGATTCTGCAAATGATATTGGTAAAGCTCGTACAGTATTCAGTACTCTATATAAACACTTAGCTCCTGAATGTCGTACTATGGATATGGAAGCTTGGTTGAAATTATTGAACTATCAAGACTTGAATCACTTATTCTTTGCATTATATAATGCTAACTTCAGTACTTCTAATATCATTCCATTTAGCTGCCCTAAATGTAAACACTTCTATACTGAAAAACGTCCTATCATTGACATGGTTAAATTCGAAACTGATGCTGATAAGGAAACCTTTAACAAAATCATTGCTAAAGATCCTTCTATGCCTCCAACATTCGAAGAAGAAATCTACGTTGCCAATGGTGACTATGCTTTCGGTGTAGTAATTCCTAAAATTTACAACTCCATGTTTGAGGAACGTCTTTTGAATGAAAGCTTCCGTGAAAAATATGCAGGTATCATTAATATCTCCCATTGTATCTCTACTGTATATGAGATCGATGAAGATAATGAAGAATTGATTCCAATTCAATTCAACACAGCTCCAAATGATATTGTTAAGACTTATAAATACCGTATCCAAGGTATCTATAAAATCTTGTCTAAGTTATCTGCTTATGAATTTAAAGAACTTCAATCTTTCATTGGCAAATACTTAGAAGACAATAACAAAAATATCAATATTTCTTACCAAGTACCTGCAGCTACTTGTCCTAAATGTGGTGCAGAAATTGAAGCTATTCCTATGAATGCTCAAGAACTTGTTTTTACACGGCATCGGTTGATTCACATGCTCGACTAATGCAATTAGTTGATAATGTTTGTTACGAATATCGAGGTAGATTAAGTATAATAGAAGCATTGAATATGCCTATAGGCGATTTGATGCTTCTTTATAAATTTATTAGAGATCGTAGAGAAGCTGCCGATGCAGCTGCTGAAAAAGAAAAACACAAAAAAGATGAAGAGCAAAAATATAAGTATATGCAAGCCGCATATAGAGGTCATCCACAAGCTGGTTTAGTTCCACCTGATCAAGGTACTAAGACTGAGACTCCAGCTATGACTAGGGAAGATATGGCACGGTTTGAAGATGCTCTTGAAGGAATGCTTTAATTAAAAGGGGATTTATATAAATGGATATCGTCGAATTTTTCTGCAAATTCGGCAATGGAGACTGCGAACAAACGAGAAAATATATAGTAGATTACTTTGGCGAATCTAGTCTACTATACAGTATTTTGAAAGGTCATGACTTGTTACAATCTAAGATTGATCATATCATCTATGAGAACTATATTGACTTTATCATATATACTACAGATGCTAAACTATTCGATTCCTTAGTTGATGAATATAAGAATACCATCACAGTTAATAGTGCTAATGGTATGCATCTGCCTATAGTTGTAGATATCAATAGGGATTTTAATGATCCATGTAAAATTATTGTAACTATGCGATAAAAGAATACTAATCGAGTTAGTGCAATAAATGCACTAACTCGGTTTTTGTTCCACATATAAGTAATTTATAAGGAGGTATATATGGCAATATTAAAAGACCAAATCAGACAAGATAATCTCCAAGTATCTCTTCTTGATGTGGATGATTTTGTCAAGAAGAATAACTTAGTCGAAATAACTAATCCAGTTATATTTGATGCATCAAGTAATCCTACAAGTGATGGATTACTTTCTAATACAATCTTTGGTATTACTAAAGAATCTAGAGCTAGTACTTTTGCATATATTAGCTTAAAGAAGAAATTCTTACAACCATTAGTATATAGAATCTGGAGTAAAGTAGATTCTAAGATTAAATCTGTTATCCATGGTATCGGAACTTACTCTATAGATAAATCTGGTAATATCGTAGAAGATCCTAAAGGGGATAATGGTATTGATTTCTTAAGAAAGAACTTAGATAAGATTAAGTTTAGAGAAACTGATTCTATTAAACGTGAGAGATATGTTAAGTTCTTGAATGATAATAGAAAGAATTTCTTTACAGATAAGCTTATTGTAATTCCTCCATTCTTTAGAGATATTAAAGTAGATGGCGGTAAGATCTCTGTAGGCGATATCAATAAATTATATATCAATGTAATGGTATCCGCATCAGCTATTGGTGATTCTACTGAATATGGCTTCAGTATTGGCAAATCCGTTGAAGGTAGACTCCAAGAAGGATTAATTGAAATCTATAAATGGTTCGGTACTGGTACAGATAGTAATCCTAATGGTGGGTTACCAGGTAAGTTTGGTGTAATTAGACGTGCTAATCTATCTAAGACTACAGACTATGCTACACGTTTAGTTATGTCTGCACCTAAGTTGGATGTAGAGAATATGGAAGATATTAGAGCTGACTTTGATTATTCAGTATTACCTATGACATCTGCTGCTGCTAACTTCTTCCCATTTGTTATATTCCACATGAGACGATTCTTTGAGAATGAATTCATTGGTGATACTAAATATCCTATCTTAGATAAAGATGGAACTATCATTTATGGTGAAATTGAAGACTATCAAATTCAATTCTCTGATGAAGTCTTAAAGAAAGAGTTAGATAGATTTATTCATGGTTACTCTGATAGATTTAGACCAGTAAAAGTCTTATGTAGAGTTAAAGGTAAACAAGAATATCTTGACTTGAAATGGAAAGGTTTCTATAAAGAACCTGATGTTAAGGCATTGAAGAATGAAAGACCTTTAACATGGTGTGATGTAATCTATATGGCATGTGAAGAAGCAGTCAAAGATAGAATGATTCTTATTACACGTTATCCTATCGATACTTTCTATAATGAGTTTGCTACTAAGATTAGACTAGCATCTACTATAGAAACAGAAGAAGCTGTATTTGATGATGTAGTGTATACACATTATCCAAAAATCAGAAAAGAAGATATTGGTAAAGATACATCTAGTTCATTTATCGATACTATGAATATCTGTAATGGGTATCTGGATAGTATCGGTGGTGACTATGATGGCGATATGGTAACCATCAAGGGGGTATATACTGATGAAGCTAATGCTGAGCTTAAAAAGCAATTAGCTAGTAATATCCACTTTATTAACTTAGGTGGCAATCCAGTTATATCTACATCTAAAGAATCCATTCAAGCATTATATGCTATGACTTTAACATTACCTGATACTAAACTTAGTCCAGTGAAATTTTAACAAAAGAATTCCCCTATAGAGTTCAACTCTATAGGGGATATATCTTAGAATTTAATTACGTTAGTATAGTTTACTTTATCTTTTTCAAATTTAGTAATACCGATAGATTCTAATGGGAAGTTTTTCAAGTTGTCATTAATAATATCATTATAGTCAACAAATTTCAATACCCATTTAGGAACTTCCGCATCAATTGGAATTGATATACTAGTAATCTCACCTTTATAATCATTTTGGTTTTCATCTAAGAATTTCTTAATTCTTTCATATAACTCTGGATCAGAATCCATTAAAGGTAATAGAGTTGTATTATCGATTGTAACCTTAACGATATCAATTGCATTACGAATAGTTAAGTCAATAGCCTCGGTACCTTCGTCTCTTAATGCATTATATACCAATGCACCTTTAATACCTTGGATACGCATTGGGTTGTCATAGTTAGCATAAGATTTAATTTGAGCTGGTTTATAATATTCTTTTTCACCAGACTCAATAGACTTTCTAATATCATACTCTACACGAGCTAATGATTGTAATACATCCATTTGATTTACTTCTTCTACATTAAGAATCTTCTTAAATAGAATATCTTTCAAAGCATTACGAGTCTTCTCTTTCAATGTAGATTTATTGATAGGCAAACCTTTAACATCAAGCATCTTAGATGGTGGTACTAAATTACCTTCTTGAAGTTCTTGCTTAGATGCATAGTTTTTCTTACCACCAGTTAATAAAGCTCTACCAAATAAGAACTCATTCTTCATTGCAATTAAGCATTCTTTGAATTCAGACTTAGTATTATAATTCTCTGCAACTAAATCAAAGTGCTCACGTAATAATCTACCTGCAATGTATGATAAGATATTGATGATACTAAAACGCAATGGTTCTTTGTTGCTAGAAGTAGCTACATTAATCATTTTAGTTTCAATCTCACCAGTAGAGAAGTTATAAACTCTATCTTCTTCCATTACAGGTTCTACTTCAGGAAGATTCATAAGTTTAATATTTGATTTATCTACTGGACCTAGAACGTCTCTAAGAACGAATGTATACCACCCGTTAAAACATGGCATAGTAGAATCTGTATCTGTGATGATACTAATATCACGTTTCATTGTAGCAGAACGATCAATCTTATCCACTACAATATATCTCATATAACACCATTCTTTAAGGACTTCAAACATGTGGTCTAAATTATCCTTAATAATTTCTGGTGGCTTGTTAGGATCTACGAACGCTTCATCAAGTTTAGATAAAGTCATTACAATATAATCCTTCATGTATTTATTATCACAGAATTGTAAGCAGTTATTCTTATAGAATAACTTATTCAAAGTCTCTTGAGATAAGTTAATCAATAAGCTCCAGATAATATTCATAGCTTTATTGATTGCCTCATCATCAAAGTAATCTCTATCGAATGTATCAATAATCTTATAGAATACATCTTCAACTGCTACGTTTTCATCTAATACTAAAGCAGATGGATAAATAGATTTCTCAGAATCTACACGATTGATGAATGTAATTGCTTCATCAATAGAATGGAACTTTACATTATTTGTAAAGAAACTTTCAAAGAAAGTGATAGCATGACTAATCAAAGCACGACCAGTTCTAGTAATACCAGTTGCAACGTATAGGTTATACAATGCACTACTATAGTTACCAATTACACCATACAATGCATTATTATCACGCTTAGCCAACATTTGAAGCATGTTATATTTATTGAACTTCTCCGAACCCTTCTCGTATTTAAACATCTCTTTCTTAAACTTAGAACGGTTATCAGTAAAGGAAGTAATCAATTTATACATAGGAGTTAACTCTTTTGTATATTGTTTGAATAAGCAACCATTAGCTACCATGATAGGAGTCTTTTCATAAATATAATTACTAATACCTGCTACATCAGTTTCTGCTGTTTCTTCAGTATAGTTATTGTGTAATAGACATTCACGTTTCTTATATGCATTAGATAGAATAATATCTAATGCTGTATCTACTTCACCCTCAGTTAGAGTAGGGAAGTTAATCATTAAATTTTGTTTAGCTTGCTCTCTATATTTAGAAATAGCTATAATTTTGTCAAGTTCTTCATAGTTAGTCATATTCAAATTCCTCCTATCTGGATGTCCTAGGTACTTTTATTTGCTAATATCAGCTTATATGAATAACATTAAGTTAATAAAACGTAATTTTCGTTTTTAAATATATTTAAAT